TCTTCTTCCATCCGGTTGTATATCTAATCTAAAAGTACCTAATTTCCAGTGCTGAGTTAAACCAGTATTATCTACTTTTAAAGATATAGCTCTAGCTCTAGCACGTGTATCTATTTTAGTAGTAGTTGTTGAAGATGTAAAAGGTCCTAAAGATGAACTTGCTTGTGCATCTGTTGGATAATTTTTTAAGTTTAATGTAACTCTTGCATCTCCAGTTTGAGTTAAAAAATCTGGTATCACTCTTCTAATTTTCATCATAAATTCACCATCTCCGCCAAGACCTTTTTGATCTAAATCAAAATCTCCTGATTCAATACTAGCTTGAATAGCGGTTGTTGCTCCTGCTTTAATTTGATTTTGTCCTGTTTCATGTTCAAAGTATGTTGTAACACCATCTGTATTACCGACTGTTGCATCACTTGTAGCACTAGAATCATATTCAGTACCATGTGGTTTACCAAATATAGATGAGTCCGCCCAAGTAGATCTTGCAAGTGAGCTTATAGTCCATATAGGCCGCTCGCTGCTCGAATCCATATAATTATATGTAACCGATCTAGAATTAGCTGTAGCTCCACTACCTGGATAAAACCAAGTTACTTCACCAAATAAGTTATTGAGTCCTGCAAAAATATGTTGTCTAGGTACATCTGCTAGACCATCATAAACATAGTCTTCAACTAAACATGGTAATGATTGTAATTGTCCAGTGTATCTAAAGAAACCATTTTCTGACATCCAGTAGGCTGATCCATCAACTTCTACAGCAGCGTTTTGTCCAATTAATCCACAGTTAGTTCCAACTTGTTGGAATGAGAAAGTAAATGGTGGACCAACAAATTTCATAATAAATAAAGCTGTATCTGTCCAAATGTAAATTGCATCTCTACCTCTTATAGCCCCAACAATTCTTGTACCATCTGCAAGTCTTTGTGTACCGGCAGTGTTAGTTGAAGTTGGTGTCCAGGTTGTTAATGATTCTTGTGAAGACCATCTAATATACATGTCATCTTGAGTAGAAGTTGTACCGATTGTTGTTTCTGTTCCAAAGCAAACTAAGTGACGATCCGGTGTAGAAACTAAAGTAAATTGTGTTGCTGTTGGTGCACCTGATACAATCGTTGCACGAGTTGATGTCGCACCGGTTGCATTAGAATCCCATTCAAAAGTCGCACCATCTGAAATAGTTGCAATAAGTTTATTACCAAAATTATCTAGTGACCATATTCCAGGTGCTGTTACAATGTCCCCCGTTTGTGATGCACCCCATTTAGTATAATCTGATGCATTAGTCACAGTTGCTGCATCAGAGTGTGATGCGGCTGTTGTATTATCTGATCCTCTAGTTAAACCAGATAAAGTTCCAGTACCTGTAGTGTTTGATGTATAAGCAATTCTTTCATCGTCTATTACGACAGTTCCTGAAGCAGGAAATCCTGATGAATCATCAAGAACAATACTTGTTGAAGATGAAGTTAAAGCTCCGTCTAGTGTTGAAGTTACTTCTCCAGCAACAGTGCCTCCCCATGCTCCTAATCCCCAACCAGCGGCTGATTCTTCAACAGCAGGGCCTATTGAATAATAATGTTGAACTCTTATTCCACCTGATGTGGATGCTCCTGATCCTGATTCATTTGATCCCATTTCAACTGTAATCGTTGTTGAAGTAGGGACGGTTGCAACCATAAAAACTTTATCATCGAAATCACTAGAACTAAAATCAGAATCGGTAATAGCGGTAAAATTATCCAGCTTAATGATATCGTACTGAGTAATATTATGATCAGATGCAAACGTAATCGTGACTGTTGCGTCTCCGTTTGTTGTTGTAAATGCATTTGTTAATGTTGTTGTAGCTTTAATAGGAGTTATATCATAAAATGCGCCTCCTGAGTAGACATATAAAATTCTATTTGTTCCTAATGCTGAATATTTAATACCACTGGAATTAACAAATTGGTGCATAGCTACAGTTCTTCCAGTTAAAGTAATATCTCCTAACTGTGCCCAGCCACCTATTTTTTCAGGGGAACCGTATCTAAAACGAACATAGTCCCCATCAACCCATTGGCCCTCGCCGCCCGTTGCTGTGACTTGTTTATTGATTCCCGGTTGAATGTTTATCTTTTGTAGCATAAAGCCCTTTATAATACTAAAAGGCCCAGCTTACAAATGAATATCTGACACCTTTCTTTGCTTCCTTAACTTCATGAGGATACATAAAGTTAGATGGAAATAATAATATGTCCCCTGTTTTTAAAGGAATTTCTTTGCCTCTGCAATAAAATTCTGCACCTTCATAATCATCATTTAAATTTGCAACGATAGATACTATAGGCACTCCCTTCATTTTTCCATCAAAAATACTATGTATATGATCGTAATGTTCTCTCATGGTATTACCTACTTCATATTTATTAAATCGTATGGGGCTAAATTTAGTAAGCCATGGAGGACTAGTCTTTTCTCCTGGCCAAGAGTGTTTGATTTGATATTCCTCTAACGCCTTAACTAGATAAGGTGTAATTTTATTCTGTTGATCTTGTGTACAAGGCATTACATCTAATTCTTTTGTCTCTTCTGATTCAAATGTACCTGCAGCATAGTTATTCCAAGTATGTTTTTTCCATTCTTTTTTATTGCATTCATCAATTAATGCTTCACATATTTCTACTGGTATATGATTTTCAACGTATATATAATCTTCAATTGTGCTCATTCATTATTTTCCTTATATCTAGATGGGTTAAACTTTCTTCACTTCCTAATGTATCTACACTAAATGTATTAAAAGATAAACTAATCCTTGATTCTTTCCCCATGTTTGTGGGTACACTATGTTTTAAATTAGATGGAAATAATAGTAATTCT